CCTCCTTCTGTGCTATGCGCTCCAGCAACGCCTCATAGCTCTTGCGGTACTGCTTCAGCAGCCGTTCCTGCACGGTCATGCCTCATCGTCCTCGTTTCCTTCATCACCTCCGCTGCCCGGCATGCCGGTTTCCATTGTGGCGGGCAAAGCCTCCGCCGATTCGTCGCGTATCCTGTCCAGCTCCTCCTGCGCCTGCTCCTCGGTCATGCTATTGGCCTGCATGATGGACCGCAGCTGGCTCATAGTGGGCTTGCCGCCGTTCTGGGTCTGGATGATCTGCTGGTCTTCCAGCTCGTCATTGGGCAGGCCGTCGAACCAGTTGATGCTGATATCCTCCGGAAGCACCGCGGGGGTCTTGATATCCAGCACGGTACAGGCTGCGACGGCTTCTTTGAGCGCCGGCGTGATGTTGGCCGCGATGCGCGCCACCTTGGCCAACGGATTGATCATCCGCAGCTTGAGCGCCCGCGCGCTCTCGGCCCCGCCCATGTGGTCGGGATCGCCCAGCAGCGTCCCGCCCAGCTCGGACAGGGCGTACAGTTGTTTGAGCAATTGCTTAAGCTGTTCGAAAGAGGAGTCCAGCTGCCCGTCCCAGGTCAGGTAGCCTACTTCGGCGTCTTCCTTGGTCTCACGTTTGAAATAGTTGCCAGCGGGAAGGTAATACTCGCCGTTCGCATCCTGCTCCAGCGCGCTCTCCGGGCCCTGCATGGATGGCGCCGCATGCTTGTCGAGAATCCGGCTGATCTGCCCCACGCGCACCATAATCTCGCTGATGATGCTGTCAACCGCCACGTAATCATCGTGCCCATAGATGCTGTCCGACGTCAGCATGGCCCGCAGCGGAAACACCGCGAACCCGGGTAGGCCGGTGTTGACGGTCTGTGGCGCTTGCAGCATGCCCCCGATAGTGCCGTTGGCCAGCGCGTGCATCCGGTACTCGTACCGCCCGGGATGATGGATCTGTATGTGCAACTTGTGGGTGTTTGACTCTTTCAGCTCCTCCACCCACGCGATGACGTGCTCGGTGAATTCCTGCATATCGACCGGATTTACAACCGGGAACCAGGTCAAAGGCTGGCCGATGCCGATTCGTCCGTTGCCCTCCACGTCCCGCCGGACAGTGAGCAGCGCGTCGCCATAACGCGACAGGTCGATCGCAGCTTGGTAGAGGATGCCTTGGAAGTTGCAGGCTCCCAAAAGGGCACTGAGAGCTTTAGCCCCGGTCTCATTGTCCGTCTTTATCTCCGGCGGTTCGCTGATGAGAAGGTCCGCGGTCTTCAGGCTGATCAGGCGCTGATAGTTTGGGACCACGGCGTATCCGATGATGTCGCCGAAGTTCCCGATTTCACGCTGTATGCGCTCGAGCTGCTTCTTGTACACCTCGGCGTGCTCCCCGGCAAAAAGCCGCCGGTGCGCATCATAGCGCTCCAGGCGGCTTGCCTCTTCCGGAGGAGGCCATTTGGCCCCCGGCTGTATAAAATCCAAGTTTGTCAGCACTCTCTCACCTTCCTCTTACCTGCACAAAACCGGCACGCGGCCGCGCTACGACAGTTTTCACAAAATACCGTATATCGTCCATGGCGTGGTCGTTTTCCTTGATCGGCCTATCTTCCGTCGCCTTTTCGTCCCACCGGTAAGCCCCGAACTCCGCAATGGTGTTCGTACAGCAGTCGCATATCTGAATGATTCCGTTGCGGAGCGCCGCCGACGTAACACGGATACCGTCAAGCACCGCGTTATCGGCCGACCGTACCACATATTTGCCTTTGCGGCGGATCAGCGTGATGAAGCTAGCCGCCGACGGATCCACGACCACCGCACGTAAAGGCTTGCCGTCCGCCAGGCGTTCCAGCTCCGTGTAATACTCGTCATCGGTAAGCTGCTTGTGTGTATCTCGACCACTATGGTAATATTCGCGGATACGGTACCACACGCCGTCACACAACCCCCACAAGCCCATCGAACAGGGGTTCGCCGTGCCATAGTCGATAGAAACGTAATACTGCGTGTATGCACGCTGGACAGACGACACGATGCCCGAGCCGTTGGCCACATCCGGATAGATCAGCCCCTCAGCCGCCACCCACCGGCCCAGGATGAACCGATCGTAGAACACCGTACCCATGTATTCCCGTTTAAGATTCTCCACGAAAGACGGTGTCAAAAACGGGTTGTCATCGATAGTGAATCCCATACCGTAGACATCCGCGTTGCTGTCCAGGAACTTCCTGAACCAATGGTTTGGGTTATCCGGGTTACACGTGCCGTCGAAACATGCGCCCGGTTTGTCGAGGCGGCTTTTCAGCATCGTAAAGACGTCTTCATGCCACGTCGTGATCTCATCGCCGTAACAATACACCAGGCCGGCGCCCTGCAGCTTGCTGACCTGGTTGATCTTATCGGCGCCCAGCGCGTAGCACTCACGCCCGAAGAGCTGGACTTTGTTGTTGCTCCCAATATGGCTCACCAGCAGCGGCGTCCAGATCTCCCGCAGCGGATCCAGGATGTTGCGCTCCAAGGTGCCCTTTGTATTGCCCAAAAGCAAAATCAGGCCATCGCGGCCTGCTCTGCGTATGCGATATGGGATTTTATAATAGTCGAGGTAGGTCTTGCCGGACCGGACTGCACCATAGCTGATGTTCCAGCGGTGATACTCATCAACAGTGCGCCGCCAAACCTCTTTCTGCTTAGGAGAAAAATCAATCTTCATCCTGCATCACCTTATCGACGCCGGATAGGATACCGTCCAGCTTCTCTAGCGCATCCTCGTTGCCGATTTTCAGCTTTTCCTGCTCCAGTTTCAACCGGGCCTGGTCATATGCCTTTTTATGCTTGTCCATCGGGTTAGCCTCGAAGAACCGCTCAAGGAACCTCATGGACTCATCCGCATCCCGCAATTTGATTTTAAAGCCCTGCGCCGATTCTGATACCTCGCGCACCAGCTGCCCGTCTACTTTGTATGGCGCTCCGGATCGTACGCCCAAACGGCGTAGTCCTTCATGTCCGAGAACGCGATCCGCATATGCAGCTCGATTAGATCGTCAGCGTCGGCCAGAATTGAGGCGCGTTTCATGAGCTTGAGCCGCTTGATCTCCGTCTGCACGGCAGGCTTCTGCAGCATTCTCCAGCCGTTCTGTTTCGCGCTGCCGTAGGTGGAATAGGCGCCGGTACGCCACGCCGCCTGCGTGGCGTTGTAGCACTGGACGTAGTGCAGGCAAAAGTCCTTCTCAACGTCGCTCAGCGTTTCAACGGCTTCAAGGGTGTTAGCCATTCGCGCGTTGGTTCGCGCTGTCCTCTTTCGTGACGTTTCTTTGTCACGTGACGTCTTGTCCGTCACGTGACACTTTTCGCCCCACCCGTCACGCTGTTTCCACTTCCGCACAGTGGCGTCAGAAACGCCCAGCCGCGCCGCGATCTCTTTCAACGGCAGGGTGCCGCCAGACTGCTCCCACAGCTCCCGCGCCTCTTGTCGCTTGTCCAAGCACCTCTCAGGGTTGTCTTTAATCACCTGATACAGATTCTCGGATAGAGCCGTGACAAGCCCTTCATCGTCCCGTTGTTTCTCACGACCGCACAGATATAAAATCCCATGGACAATCTCGTGGAGCAACGACACAGCCTTATTTTCATCGGTCTGCTTGTCGTAGATATAAATCCGGCCTTGCTCGTATTGAATCTCGCCGTACAAGTCGCCACCGTTATCAGCGGCGCGGTGCTCGCCCTGCTCGATCCTATACTCCCGCCAGCCGATCTTCACTTTGTCCGGTATCCTCATGTTCCGCCTCCCAAAGCAAAAGCCCCTGGTGTCGGCGCTCCGCGGATTGTGCGGAGGCTTATGCCAGAGGCTCGATTAATCTATTGTCTGGCCGTCCCGTGAGACCGCCAGCGAGTATTTTTCACGGTACCATAATACCACGGAATTAACGCTCATTTACGCTCATCTTTTCCGCGGCCACCTTGTGGATACGCCGGCAATGCTGCTCACTGTAATGCACCCTCCGCGCCACCTGCCGCCAGCTCAGCCCCTCCACGCACCGCAGCCACACGATCATCCTCTGCTGCTCCGGGAGACCATCCAGCAGGCTCTCAGCTTCCAGCGCAGCCATCTCCAGAGCCGCCACCTTATCCGCCAGATGCGCCTTCAGGTCCACAAGTTTGGCCACCTTCCCCGAGAGCACGTCGTGTCCCGCGCCGGCGCCCCCGGGCATGTTCCGGGGCACCTGCGTGATGCGCTCGATGTCGGACTGCAGCGCCTCGATGCGCTCGCGCAGGAGGCTGACCCGCGCCCGCTGCGCCCGGATGTCGTATAGATTCATGACCGTTTGCCCCCGATTCCCAGATTGTGGTATAATAGCCTTGCGATAGATACTATACCTTGGGCCGCGGGGGAGCGCGGCCTTTTTTATGTGCCGCGCATATCCGCCCCGCAGTTCGGGCAGAAGTTATACGTGCTTCTGCCAAACGGCTTAAGCGGTTCGCAACCGCATTTAGAACAATGACCGACATAGTGATGCCCGTAATCGTCACGTATCCTCAGCCATTCACCTTTGGGTCTGTTTTCAGAAACATCCCGGCCCTGCATTTCACCCTTGGTTTGCATTGGTTTTACTCCTTTCCGTTTGTCCCACGCACGCGAAGTGTGAGGGTTTGTGAGGTCTCTTCTACCCCGTACGGCACAACCGTGGCGCGGAACCGGACACTGCTGACTATCCTGTGCGTGGCCTCAAGCACCGCAATATCGTGCAGAAATATCTCGTCGGGGTCTTTGCCGACAAAAGACTTTCGGTCGTCGATAAGGCTTTTCAGCCCTTCAAGCACCTGCTTTTTCGTGAGTTTTACTCGCCCCGCCATTTTCCGTTTACCTCCTCTTGCCGCAGCCAGTCCAGCAGGCACTGCTCACAGGCGCATTCCGGTATTTCGATGTCTTTATCCAGCATTTCTGTGCAGGATATTTTGTTCTTGCAAAACGGTATGGTTTCAGCCATGTCCAGATGCAGTATTGCCTTTGCCAGCTCCTCATCCGTCATGCTCCGGATCATATCGCCGTTGGTCTTTGCTTTCCCCGGTATCGCCTGACCACAAAACAGACAAGTCTCTATCATACCTTTCATCCTCCGATCACTTCCGACAGCTCCTGCAATTCGGAGATCATGACGTTAAGCAACGAAAGCGGCATTTGCATCTCGTTGCCTTCCGTTCGCCTCAAGACCAGTATGTCACCTTCAACCCGATAGCCCAGCGCCGTACCGCTAAAAGCCGTTGGGCGCAGCTTCTTGACGGTTTCCCCGCTTACCTCAGGCTTAAGACCTTGTTCGGGCGCAGCGTTCGTTTTCGGCTTTCCTCCCGGATCCCTTAGCTTAGCCACTGTGCGGGCCACCTTCTGCCAGCTCAGGCCGTCATACATTTCGGCGATCTCGCGCACGGTGAACCCATGCTCATCCATCAGTTCCTGCATCTGCTCCGGGGTAAGCTCGTCGGTCTTATCCGCCTGCGGGAATCCCTCGGGGATCACCGGCATCGTTTTCTCGTTATCACTCATTGTGCATATCCTCCCAATTTCTCGCATTTTAGCCTCAAGTGCCGGATTCTCACAGTGATACGCCCGGCATCGTCCTGGTTCGTTCGGAAGATCCATTTGCCAGAAAAACGATCTTGCCAAATCGACAGCCTCGTTTTCGCTGTCTGCAATCACAAAGCAAAACTCTACACTCTCCGTAGAAGCACACCCATTCCACCCCCTGAACAGCCTGGCCACGTCCAATCATCTCCTCGTCTGTCACTCTCCGTCACCGTCAGCCGCACGTTGGCACTCGTCGCACCAGTATTCCCACTGACCATCCACTCTCTTTGCCTTCCACCCTGCATCTTTCTTGGCTTGTACCGCACCATAGAAATCATCTTCCGGCGGCAGTTCCGCCCCGCAAACATCGCATGTCGGCGTGTAGGTCCCGCCAAACCGCTCAATACTCATTTTTGTTTACCTCCCGTCAATCGGTGACCGTGTGTCACCACTGCCCTCGTCCCTCAGCATGAACCAAACCCAGTTGGACTGTTGTCCCTCTTTCCAGATCGTGTGAGTCAGAATGTTCAGCTCTTTCTTCGCTGTTTTGAGATCCCCTTTGCCAATTCCCGCTTTGCGTGCCTGTTCTTGAATCTCTTTCACATACATGACCTTGCCGTATAGCAGGTCTGTTAGAAACTCTTTTGCTTTTTCGATATCTGACATGTCCAAATCCCTTTCTTGTCCCGTCGTCCCTGTCCCGTCGCCTGTTTCAGTTCTTTAATGTTTTTCCTGCGTAATAGTGTATATATACACACATGTACGCAAAGGAAGAAAGTATAGAAGGGACGAAGGGACAAATCTGTAAGAATCCTTTAGCTAAGCTATTTGTGCGTGTCCCGTCGCTGTCCCGTCATGTCCCGTCGTAAAATCCGACGGGACAAAAATCATCCTGTGTCCCGTCGTCCCGTCGAATTTTTGGAAAATCCCTGTCCCGTCGTCCCGTCTGTCCTTTCGGTTTTTAAGAAAAATCTGCATTTTCTTCCTGTCTCAGGTTCACGTCTTTGCGGAGAGAGTTCCAAGTCAAACTCTTTCATAAGCTCGGTTGTGAAAGTTTGCTGCCTCGGGACGTTCTCCACGCCCTCGGTCTCACACCAGTTTTTAAACTCGTAATAGAGCTCGCCGGTGTGTTTGGAGAGCAGATAGTCCACTGTAACCTCATTGTCCTGGATCCATGAAAGGGTGTTCGAGCTCTGGACCTTGTACGTCTCCACCGCTTTCTGCACCCTGTCCGATCGGGTGAAGCCGTGTTTTAGGAGCCGGCGCAGGCCCCGCACGGCCATGTTGAGCAGGTAGCTCATTGCCTGCCCGGACACCACCTTTTCGGCGATGTCGGGGTCAAAATCGGCGTCTGCAGCAGAAAATTTCGCATCCAAAGGGATCATGACCAGGCGCCGGTAAAAGCCGAAGGATTTGTCATTCACCCGCGGCATCTTGTTGGTCGTGAAGATTAACGTCGCATAGTTCTGAAGGATAAAAGGGTCCCTGTTCTTGCGCTCCACCACGACGCGCTCGCCGGAGGAGATGCTCTTAAGGCGACTCGAATCTTTGATGGTAGTCACCGGGATGTCGTCGCCCAGATTGACCAGCTTGTTCTCCAGCTCGGCCGGGCGGAAGGTCGTCTCCAGATCCTGCAGGGACAGGGTCGAATAATTGCCCGCTCCAATGAAGCTGCATATGACGCGCAGCAGGGTGCTCTTGCCGTTGTTGCCGTCGCCGAAGAAGATGAATATCTTCTGCATGCGGCAGTTTTTGATGAGGCAGTAGCCCATCATCTCTTCAAATATCTTGTACAGCTGGTAATCTCCGCGGAACACGCGCATCAGCATATGATCCAGCGGTTCGTAGTAGGCCTTTGGATCATAAGCGGCGTTGACCTGCTGAAAGTCCACCGCTTCAGGCGTATGAGGCAGCAGGTCGCCTGTTTTTAGGTCGAGGCGGCCGTTTTTCAGGTTGATCACGTATTCGTCCAGGGGCGGCTCGTCGATATGCTTGCGGATGTTGATGTAATTCAAGACCTCGTTCTGGTGCATCCGTTTGCAGGTCGGGAACCGGTCGACCATAGAGCTGAGGATGTCGTTTTCCCCGGGCCGGTAGCAGCCGTCCTTGTACGTGTAGAGCTGCTGATGGTAACTGATGATGTTCTTCTCGCTGATGAGAATGTCGCCCATGACGTTGTGCAGGAACTTCCCCTTCTCGTCGAACCAGAGTGCATTGGGATCGGTAGCGCCGGGGTCCGGATAGACCTCGTCCCGGCATATGGTGTCGATCTCCTTTTGAGGCAAAGGCTCTTTCAGGATGTAGCCGTTGATAAGCCGCAGCACTTCGAAGGCCTCCCCCTTGGAGTAGCCGCGCCTGGATAGCTCAATCTGGTATTCGAACAAAGCCTGGTTGCGCCCGTCGCCGTCGCCCATCTCATAAAAGCGCCATTTGGTCTGCCGAAGCGGGCGCAGCCAGCGGGGGAGTTCGTCCAACTCCTCCCAGGGGTGGTCTGTCAGCCATTCCCGCCAGCTGTCCTTGAACTTCACGCATACCTGCGATTGCTTGCCCCAGCTGCGGTAATCTGCGACCACGCCGATTCCGGTCATGGATTTGATGATGTTCTTGACCGGGTCGGCCACCGTGAACCAGAAGTGCCGGCCGCGGGTGGTCTGCATGATCTGGCATTTCAGCCTCTGCCCGGCTACGAGTCGCGTAAGCCGTTCGGCCTGGTCCGCGTCGTCGATGTCCACAGCCACATAGGGCGCCGGGATGATCAGGCCGATATCCGGCCAGCCGGCCAGCTCTCCGGGTTCGCAGGGTTCCCAGGAAACGGGCGCCTTGTCCGGGCGCAGCTTTATGAGATTTCCGCTGAATCCTCCAGCGAGTTGAGCAGGCATATCAATTCCTGCAGCGTTGTGATCCATACCCCGATGCCCCCGTTATGTTGGATTTGCCGTAGATGTTTGCGCTGGAGAGGGGTGGGCGTGTCCCCCACCCCTCTCTTCAGCTCGCAGCCTATGAAGCGCCCGCGGTAGCAGATATACAGGTCAGGCCGTCCCCGGCGTTCCCAAGCGTTTCCGTGGGTGTTCACCGCGTATATCCCGCGCCGTTCCAGATAGTCCAGGCAAGCCTCCTGCAGGTCTTTTTCCCGGCCGGCCATCATCCCGCCGCCTTCTTTGCCTTCATCTCGGCGAGTATCTGGGCTGCGGTCTTTTTGGGAGCCGCACCGGAGGGCGCTTTAGCAGAAGCGGAGGTTGTTTTTCGGAAAGGCTCAGCCGGGCCAAGCCATTTTTTGACGTTGGCAAAAGTACCACCCTTTGAGCCTTCATTATGCTGGACCTCCACTTTCACGAATTTGCCAATCAAGTCATCGGTATCGCATTCGTCCAGCGTCTGGTCGTCCAGGGCGGCGCGGCACATACGGGCGTAGATGCCCTCGGCCACGTCGTTGGGAGTGCCGTCATCGTTGACGAAGTTAAAGTTCACGCGGGCCGTAGCGCCGGTGGCGTCTTCCACGGTCACCACCAGTTTTTGGAATTTGGCGTAATCGCTTTCGTCCACCTTGGTGATGCACACCACCTGTTCCCCTTCGGGAATGAGCTTGAAATCCGCGTTGAGTTGTTTCCTCATGAGATATTCCTCCTGTTGACGTTGAATTTGGTCGTGAAGCCGGTCTTTTTGTATTTGTCGTACAGCCCGTCCGCCTTGAGCCGCTCGGTATCGACGCCGCCGGCCGCGGCACGGGAGACCTCGAAGATATATTGCACGCCTTCGACTTCGATCTTTTTGTCATTGTCCTTCATCCGTCCGGCCAGCTCGGACTTGAGTTGGTCCTTTAGGGTCTTGAGGGCCTTCTCGTCCTCGGCGGTCTGCGCGGCTGCGGCGTCTAGGCGCTCCTGCAGCGGCTCTATGCGGGCGATGAGTTCGGAGATGATATCCTGCCCACCGCCTTCCTGCACCTGGACATGCGCCGTCGTGAGCGCTTTGACGATCTCCTTGTCGTTGCGCTTTGTTTCGTCCCACGGAGGGCTGACCGGGGTGGTGATGTGTCTCTCGCACCACCGCAGGCAGTCCTCGATCTTTGCGGCAAAATCTGGGTACTCGGCTTTCAGGCTGAACTTTTTTACGATGGTATTGACCGGCGTGGGCACGAAATCTTCCGGGCGGGCGTAGTCCGTCTCTTCCAGGATGGTCAGCACGAGATAGAAGGTGTCCAGCCCCAACAACCACGCATAAAGAGCCGCCTGCAGCTTGTAATATTCGGGCGGGCAAAGCTGGCCGTGTCTGTACCAATCCTCCACGCGTTGGGTGGTCTTGAGTTCGTACACGGCGTCTTTTGTCCGGGCGTCCCACATGCCACCGAATATCTTTTCGTTTGGGAAATGGTCATACCCCAGCGCTTCCTTGGGCTTGGCGAAATACTCGTCCGCACCTTTGAGCAGGCCCCGGCCAAAGTAATATTTCTGATCCAGATACGCAATGACTTTGGGCTCGATTGCCTTTCCTGCGATGGTGTATTTAGTGTCCTCGAACGGGATCTTGTATGTCCCTGTCATATCGCACCAGGCTTCGAACGGGGTGCTCCACGGATTCAGTCCCAAGATGGCTGCAAAGCGCGTTCCGGTAATCTTCTTCACGCGCTTGGGCACCTTGGGCAGGGTAACGGTCTTTGCCGTTGCGTTAATCTTCATACGCGCCTCCTTACGCCGCCGCGTCCGGCAGCAATTCCGCAATAGCTTCCAGAAGCTGCTCGGCCTCAGCTTTGCTCAGCTCAGTTTCCAGCATGTCGGTAAATGACTTTATGACTTCCTCGTCCACCTGTGCTTCCTCCAGCATGTTGATGCCCAAGGCGACGGCCTCGAGCTGCTCGTCCGTCGCGGGGGCGTTCTGGTCGGTCACGGCGTTCTTGATCTCTTCCCGCCGCTCCGGAGAGGCATGGCGGGGCTTTTCCGCCCGCACCTCGCCGTCGTCGCTCTCCGGGTCGCTGTCTTCGGCCACCAGAAAGTTGTTGGCCAGGAAGTACTTGATCGCTCCGGTGTAAGCCTTGTAAATGCCCTTGTCGCCGGTGTCTGCGCCGGCGCCCGCGGCCAGGTAGGTTTCCGTCTCGCCGCTCGCCCGGTCGATGATCTGGAACTCGAATCTCGCGATGACCATGTTCATCTTGTCGCTTACTGTGGGGATGAACTGGTAATCGACCAGGCTGCTCTTAAAGTCCAGACCGGCCGCTGCCAGAGCCGCTTTGAAGTTGGTCTTGTATTGTTTCTCCGTAATATACTCGTAGGATTGGTGCCGATTCTTGCCGTCCTTCTCCCACGCAAATTTGTTCATGGCCTCCCGTAGGACCATGAGCCGTTGTGCAAGGCCTTCGCAGGCGGCTTCCTGCTCCGTTTTGGGCTTTGTGCTTGCCGTTGTCATATCCGTTTTTCTCCTCGTCCTTTTTTCCGGCTTGATGCCGAGGTAGTCGTTGATGCGCTTCTGTACCATATCAATGTAGAATTTTTTGTCAATGTCCCCAATGCTCGCCTGGTTACGGTTGTCGATGAAGCAATGGTCGGGGAGATTGGCAATCTTGTCCCGGCGGGCCTTTTGCCCTTCCTTTTCCAGCTTAACCTTGTAGATCGTTCCGTGGCGCTTGTCCTTCGAGGCGTATACGCGGTTTACGTTCTGCACGTCCAGGTCCCGACCGTCGCAGCGCCAAATCACTTTGTCGTAGGTCTTCCCAGCCTTACAGATCATCTGGAATTGCGAAAGCTCGTCACAGGCATTTATAGTATCCTTCGGCTCCGTGCCGTCCAGTAGCGCGGCCACGATCGCTTTAGCCACGATCACAAGGCTTTTGTTCTGGAAATCCCCGCCTGCGTAGTTGGACACGTACCCGCCCTTGACCTCGATCTTGCCGTCCGCCCGGCGCATCACATAGTTGTTAACGTCCTTCTGCACCAGCTTTTCAATCTCGTCGAAGCCCATTCTGAAGCCTGTGCGTCCGGTCCATTCCTCGACCGCCGCCCGAATATCAGCGTCAGCCTCATTGTCGTAAGAAACAATCAGGCCGTCCGTATTGCTCTGGATCAGCTTGAAACTCGGTATGACCTCCAGCTTCTCTATCAAGTCTATAAGGTAGAGTTGGCCCGAGATGCAGACCGCGTTGGCCATCCGAGGATCGTAGAGCTTGTTGTACGGGTTCTTCATGGCGCCGTAAGTGGTGTTGAGGACCAGCTTGAGCGCGTCGGCCGTCCCTTTGCCCCCGTTTTTCTTCGCAGCGATCCGCTTTTCGTATACCAGCCGGAATTCCTCCGGATCCGGGGCGCTGCGGCTCAGGTAGCTGTTAACGATCATGAGACTGGGATAATAGCTGGTCACGTCGATGTGCATCACCTTGCGGCTTTCCGTGCGCTGCTCGCTGTAGCACTCCAGTGCCCCATGTAAGCCGCCCCAGGCAAGCGTGTGCGGTACGCCGGCAATCTCCAGTTCCATATTACTCTCATAACTCGGGTCGATTTTGGAGAAAAAAGCGGTCGCGGCGGAATATCTCCTGATCTGCAGGTTGCGGGGGAACGAATACTCCGTTTCGTCCTGCCGGTCGTAATATTTCGCGTCCAGGTATTCAGCCGTCAGCTTGGCGTTGGTCAGCCGTATGCTCTCCGCGGCGCTCATGCCCTTCATGGCCCCCACAGCGATCTTGGAGGCGAGGTAATCCTTGCGCTCCTCGAACAGCTGCGCGGCCGCGTCCACGTCGTGAGAACAGTATTTGATCACTTCGGCCAGCTCCTCCCCGGTCAGTGGGCGGTCGATATCGAAAGGCACGGTGCTTTCCTCGATGTCCATGCCCAGGTTGCCTTCGATCTCTTTCAGGCGCAACGGGACAGGAATATCGTCCATCAGGTCGAAGTTGATCCATGGGGCACTTTTGTGGGAGAGGAACGGGAAGTTCCACCCCTCGTTCCCCGCAATGATAAAATCGTTTAGTTCTTTAATAGCGGCATTGTCTGCCCCGTGATATATGGCTTTGAGGATCCACTGGTCGTAATGCTTGCTGTTGTAGCCGCCGATGCAGGGGGTGCTGAGTTCATCCACAAAAGCTGCCAAAGCATAATTGTCATTATGGAAGGCCTTCTTTTCCCCGGTCTCCAGGCTGTGGAAGATCACGAGCCAATCGAACATGAATACCTCGCAGTCATATATCCAGGTGTTTTCCGTCATGATGCCCTCCTTTCTTTGATGTAAGACCAAAGTTCGTTTTCGTTGAAGTCCCGGTACCGCATCAAGGCGTCCCATATCTTCGTCTCGACGGTGCCTTCCGTCTCCAATAGGATATAGCTGCATTTCTGCGTCTGGCCCACGCGATGGATACGGTCGCAGGCCTGCTCGAATGTTTGGCTGCTCAGGGTCGGCTCGTAGAACAGAATGGTATCGGCAGCGTAGAGGTCTATCCCGGTAGATGCTGTGCGATACTGGCATACGATCACCTGGATACTGGGATCCTTCTGGAAACGCTTCCAGACCGATTTATCTTTCTGCGCGCCGTCCAGGACCACGTAGGGCACCCTATGCCTGCCCAGCACCGCGGTTACGTCGGTGATGGATTCCCGGAACTCGCAGAATATGGCGAGCTTCTTTTCCCAGTTGTCTAAGAACTCGGCCAGGGTTTGCGCCTTCTCGCATTTGATGCGGTGGATCCTTCCCGCATCGTCCCGGATATGCCCAGAGCACATTTGTCTGAGCTTGGTCATACGCGCCAGCGGGTTTTTTGCCTCAATGTCCAATTCTTCGATGTAGTTTTTCAACATCTCTTTGTACAACTTTTTTTCCTTGAGTTCGAGCGTATATCGCTCGGGCGGCAGTTTGTCGGGTAGGTCTAGGCAGTCTGCTTTTTTGACCGTATAGGAATAGGCCCGAATGATCTCCTTCAGCTCCTCGACGTGGAGATATTTCCACGGTTTGAAATATTGGTTGAGGAGGCAGTACCGTTTTTCAAAGGCGCTGTATTTACCCAGGATGGCTGGGTCCAGGAAATCGAACTGTGCCCATATCTCCTCCCAGTGGCTGTTCCCAATGGGCGTGCCAGTCATAATGTAACGGTATTTTGCACTCCGGCTGATCTGGCCGATGCCCCGGGTGATCCGCTGCCGTTTGCGCTTTCCCGTTTGGGGGTCGGTCACGGTTCTGATCTGCCCCGAATATCGGTTGCTCGTTCTGTTTTTGATGAAATGACTCTCATCAAGGCAGATCAGGTCCCATTCACGGTCCAGTTCCGCCCGCCGCCAGATGAGGTCGTACGTCGTTACCGTAAGGTGCCGTTCCAGCAGCAGCCGGTCCAACGGACCAAGCTTTTCTTTGTCCTGCTTCCAGCTTCCGCGCACCGCCTTGGGGCAGATTACCAGGGCGCTTTTGATATCCCCCGCCCGCAGCAGCCTGCAGATGTGCAAGAGCATAGCCAGCGTTTTGCCCGTGCCCTGTTCAGCGAAGATCGCGAAGTATGGGTGGTCGGCAAGCAACCTGTAGATTTCTTTTTGGTGGTCGTAAAGTTTGATCATCCCGCCAGCCGTTCCATTTTAGTGATCTTCGCCCATCCGCCGTAATACTGGAACACTTCTTCAGCGGTGCCGTTGATGCGCGTCCCTACGGTGTCGCTGTCGGGCATCACCAGCTCCACCCACCACGTCGTGCTCTGTACACAATCACACTGTTCACCGGGGTCGAGATTCGCGCCGCACTCCGGGCAGGTATGATAAATCACCTGAAATCCTCCCTCCCGAGGGGCCGCAGGTCAGCGGCCCCTTCTTGACTTTTTTGAACAGGTTCGATACGATAGAAAAAACGGTTTTCGAATTGCTTGGGCCGCGTTGCCGCGCGGTCCTTGCGCTTTTTTGGCCGGTCCCACGCCAGCGCTATGGGGATCATGATGCATGTGCTCACGACCAGCGCCAGGGCGACGAGAGGCCAGTAGCTTATGCCTATCATCCATTCCTCCTTCCTTCATCCGCCCGGAACATCGGGCAGGCGGTCACCAGGTACGATTCCGTCTCGGACTCTGTCGCCCGCAGCACCGTCGGCGTCGCGGTCCATCCCGGGACCGGCTCGCCCCACAGCGCCCAGGAACACATCGCGGGGCCTGCAGCCCGCTGGCAGTCCCAGCACAGCGTATGGGTGTGGGCCTTGCCCGCCGGCTCGGGTGTTTTGCATGTGCGGCTGATGGGCCGCATCTGCCTGCGTTTGGTCTGCACCGCCGTGTATGACCGCCCCAGCGCCTCAGCGAGTGTCCTCAGCGACGCGCCGGGGTTGGCCTCGATGTACTCGATCTCAGCGGGCGTCCAGCGTTCGTTGCTCATGCTCCACCTCCTTCAACAGCGCTCCGCAGTAGGGGCAGCACACGTACTTCACTTTGGTCAGTACGCCATGCTTGCCGGTCACATAGGCGAGCTTCCAAACCTCTCCGCCGGTGACCAGCAGCCTCTCGTCTGCCGGCATCCTCGTGCACCGGTGAATGTTCTCAGGCATATTGCATTTCTCCAGTTCTGATTGATCGCTCGACTGCCGTTCGGATCATGTCACGGTCTCGTTCCCCGCAGATGTATGCGGCCAGGACTTCATCTCCCGTGTACGCTGCCACCGCGTTCAGAAACTCCCTTGTCGGGGTTACACGGTCCGCCTCGTAGAAACTGATGTCCTTTTGGCACCGGTTGAACAAGGTACCGAACGCCTCCTGAGACAGTTTCTGCTCCTCTCTGATGTACCGGAGCAGCTTTCCAAGGGTCAAATGGTTCATCTCCTTTCATTCTGAATTGGAATTGAAACGGCTCGGGGGCTGGTGGTACTCTGATACCAGAAATCGCTCCTCCCATCTCCAGCCTGCAGCACTATGCCCCCTAAGGTGCTGCAGCGCTTCGTTTTGGGCGGCTTGCCCTCATGCAGGCGTGCCGCCCATGC